GCATAGCCTTTGCAATCATAAAGTGATAGACATCTTTAGAGTCTTTAGTAGTTAATTTTGGTGGATTCCAAATGTGTTGAGCAATATCGCAAGGAGAGACCTCTCCAGAACCAGCAATTATAAAATCGCCACGTTCGGTAACTTTTGCCATTTGTGGATGTCGATAGATGCGACCACTCTCATCCGTTACTTGATTATCTGCAAGTAAGATGCAGCGATCTTCGTACTGTACTCCGATGATGGTTGTCATGGGCACCCCTTCAGTAGAAAGCCCCCCAAGAATACCAGATGGTTCTTAGGGGGCCATGGGGGTAAAATGTCTAGTTTATAGTAGTTTGACCAGTTCTGCCCAAGTCTTGGGGCCAACAATTCCATTCGAGTCCAAATTGTCGTGATTGTCTTGAAATGCAATTACAGCCTTCTTTGTGGCTGGGCCGTAGTCTCCATCAGCCATTAGACCAAGAGCACGTTGAACAACCTTGACGTTGTTCCCTTTACTTCCAGGTTTAATAGTTCCTGGGAAGGTTGGTGTCTCTGAAACAGGAACGCTTGCTTCAACTTCGTTACCAACGTAGTTAGGGCGACCAAACCCAACAACAGATACCATGACCTTCTTCTTATTAGGTATATACCCACGAACCTTCTTACAAACTTCTCCGCCATTTCTTTGATCACCTTTTGCATTTCCTGCAGTATTACCCTCAATGCAGGTAACTGTTCCATCTCCATTGTTAGATACAACAATACCTACGTGAGAAATCCTATCTACACCATCTCCTGGAAAATCAAAATAGGCTATGTCTCCTGGTTTTGGAGAGGCATCCTTTGCATCTACCCAGGTGCCCATCTTTCTAAACGCAGTTGCGCCAGCCACAGTTGAGACGGTATTAGGAACCTTTACACCTGCCTGATTTGCACACCACATAACAAATGAGCCACACCAAGGTAGAAAGTCTGCCTTAGTAAATTTGCCATACTTAGTCTCATTATCTTTTGGACCTTCAATTGTGCCCACTTCTTTCTCTGCAACCTCAATAAGAGTGGCTGCTGTGCCTTTGTCTGCCATTATTTACCTTTCGTTCAACCTTAGAATACCCTAAATTAAGTAAAATCTGGTGTTTATGGTATGTTTTTCCTATGACTAATATTATTAAATTTACTGCTAAAGACGAGTATGGGTGGGAAGTTCAAAATCGACCAGTACCTGCATCATCATTAGTGCCGCAATGGTGGAAAGAAATGACTCCGTATGATGTTAGTTCTGAAAATTTAGATGGAAAAAAACTTATAATTGAAAATAGAGTGGCTAATGCAACTTTTAAAAAATGTACACCCATGTTAGATGCTTTAGTTTCTGGATACATTATTACTTTATGGGCTGATGTTCAGATAAAGCAAGAAAAAGGACTTGATAATAAGTTTTATCCTAGAATAACTTGGAGGGTAAACTATCCTAACGGACTCTTTCAACAACACGGAAGTTCTTCACAGTTAATTCCTCCTCCAATAGGATATTCAAATATTGTTTTTAAATATTTAAATACATGGATTCCACATACTCCTTCAGGATATTCAGTATTAGTTACAGCACCTTTTGGTTATAAAGACTTACCTTTTTATGCTATACCTGCAATTATTGATAGTGATAAAAGTCAATTAGAAGTAGTTCCACCAATGTGGGCAAAAGAAGGATTTGAAGGAATTGTTGAAGCAGGAACTCCATTAATTCAAATAACACCTTTTAAAAGAGAAAATTGGAAATCAGAGTTTGATTATTTAAAAGATGGTGAATATGAGAAAATTCAAGATAAAAATTTTAACAAAAATCTAATAAATAATTACGTTAGAAATCATTGGTCTAAAAAATCTTATAAATAAAGGAAAAATAAAATGGCAAAGATAATAGAACTAACAAAAGATGAAATTAGAATCTGTGCTCAATTAGGCATGGAGAGATGGCTACTAAAATGGGGCAGCATAGACCGCCCAAACTATGCAGAGGGCAAACGTCAGGGTTGGCTTGAGTTTGAACTAAATGCAAATATTAGAGCAAATGTCGCAGAGTATGCGGTGGCTAAACTTTATAAACTGCCTTGGAACGTTCCTTGGTATACAAATGAGGAGCATAAGAACCGTATTAATCACCCTGATGTTGGGAATAACTTAGAGGTGCGTTGTGTCAGAACAAAAGATGCAATACCTGTATGGAGCAAGGATGTAAATAAGAACGCCATAATTGTTGGCACAAGAATTCACGATCTAGAGTACTTTTCTTCAGTAGAGATATATGGCTGGCTACCAGTATCAGAGTGTCAGAGAGATGAGTGGTGGTCGCAAGAAAAATCAGGAACTTGTTGGAGAGTTCCAGTAGATCAGTTTAGGGATTCGATTCCAGACGACTCATTAATGTCTTTGCACGTTTAGAGGGTTCTTTAGTTAAGAATCCCCTGCCCTTGGCTTTCTCATAAGGAACTGCAGTTGCAAATTGATCTGAGGTTGCATCAAGTATCTTTCCTGATGAATGCTTTAAGAACCAGTGACTATTTCCTTCATGCTTAATCTGCATTGGAGTGTATCCAGCAGCCTTACCACCTAGTGCGTGATACACCGCCTCACTGGCGACGTAGCAATGTCCAGCGGTCTTGCACTCGTGTCCACGAAACTTTGCACTACGTAGGTCATCAGTTAGATGCTCTCTAACATTAGAAACTATTTGATGATCGTAATTGTTCATTGAAACTGCTTAAAGTGTCCAGGGTGAATATTAGTAGGAACATACTCTTTGCCCATACGATCTTCGTAACTTCCTTTATCAGTAAAGTTAGTAGTCATTGCTAAGTGATTACCTAAGAAGTTTTCTTTTCGTTCACCTAATCCTGGCTGACGATAAACTGTTACGGGCACATGGGAAACGCCCTCTGCCATTGCAGCCTCTAATCTATGGTGACCTTCACCAACAACTCCCCACTTATTAGCGTGATCATATGCAACCATAATTGGATTGTTAATACCTTTGCCATCCTTAATATCGGCCCTAATTCCAGAAATAACTTTGCCACTAGAAGGTTGAGCATCAGCACCAAGACGTCTATGTTCCATTAAAGGAATTAAGCGCTCAGTTCTAACCATGCCAGTAGCACTCTCAGTTGGATCTCCTTCAAGATGACCTTTGCCACCTGCTTTTCTTACCTGAACATTCTCAGGAACAGGAACATTAAATTGTTTTTGATTAAGCATTATGCTTGCATCTCTTTAGGATTTTTATATGTACGTTTTCTTGCAGGACGTTTGCTGTCCTTACTTGCTACCCAAGAAGAAAAAGTTGGTGATTCATTTCTTCTTAATCCATTCCAATTACCTGTAACAGGATCTGCTTCAGGTCCAGAGATACCTGTAACCTTTACTTTTGCGCCAGGTTTAACTGGAACTTCTTTTTCTGGACGTTTCATTGCTTTATCTCTTAAATCAACTTGAGCACGACTTAGTTTCTGAGTGTTCATCTCTACAGCACTAATAGGAACTTCGGCATGCATGACGGTGCCAAAAGACCCAGCAAACCTTCTTGCTACTTGAGGATCTGCTGACCAGTGCATTCCAAGAGGTGCATCCTTTTTAAATTTACGAGTAACACCACGGTGTACTTGAAAAGTTAATTCTGATTGATCCCACTGCTGTTTAGATAAGTTATCTTGAGCAGCCATTATGCTTTCCACTTCCTTGGTGGATTGTATGTGCGTGTGCGGTCTCGGTTATCACTTAACTTAGTAACAGCAGTTACGTGGACGGTGCTGCCCTTCTTAACAGGAACTTCATTCTCCCAATACTCGTCATAGACTTGATTCTTCTTTAAAACGTCAGGACGAGTCTCACGACTCTTCTTAGCCACTTGTCCTTCAATTACAACGCCAGGTCCTCGCCGAATAGGATTTCTTGCAAAACCTACTGCTCTCTCTGGATCATCTGTCCAGTGCATGCCGAGGGGTTTTTTTACATCGGTAGTAAAACTTAAACCACGATACAGAGTATGAAACTGCTTAGGAGATAAATTACTCATGTTCTTCCCTTGGCTCAGAAGTTTGACGTTTCCTCACGTTATAACCTAATTTTGGTCCTTGCATTAAATCTTTAATTCCCTCAGCACTCGCCATCTGTGTTTTATTTAAGTTGTTATTAACCCATGCAGCAATGTAATCAGCACCGCCCTCTTCATTTACATCTTTAACTTTAAACCTTTCCTGAACGGACTTTTTTCCGTAAGAAGATCTAGAGTAACCACTCTTTGAAAAAGCCTTCTTCTTCATTTTTTATCCTTGGGAGTAAAGTGATCATGAGGCTCGCCAATGCCAAATTGTCCTTGATCATGTAAGTGTTTGTGAAAATCAAGGCGAGTCTTATGTGAGCCATCTTCATTAGGTGTAGACATAAATGCATTTGATTCTTCAAAAGTCATGGCATGCTTATGATACTTAAGGGAGTGCCAGTCAACTTGCCACTTATCTGTTGGATGTGGAATCCACTTCTTATTACTCATATAGACATCCATCCCGCATACTTAGCATCAGGATTATCTATATGCCATTGCTTCATTAAGTTGTTTTGTTTATCCCAGTTAGTGTCGTGAGTGTTGAGGCCGCACTTGGGGCACAAACTTACGCCCATACTCTTATAGACATGCTCACACATGGTCGTCATGGGTTCACCTGTCTCTTTGCTACTAATTCATCAAAATCTTTAATCTTCGTGCCACCACCATATGTCCAAGCATAACCTTCATTAATTAACCTCTGATTAAGCGACACATCTGATCCGTCTAAAAACACCCAACCTAGTATACGTCCGTACTTCTCTGATGAGTCAGGCTTCTCCGTCTTGATTACTACGTCTTTTGCCGCCGCTAATTCTTTTTTAAGTTTCTCTTTAACCTCCAAGCCGAGGGCTTTTTCCTTTGCATTAGTTGTACGACTCTCAGGTGTATCTATACCTGCTAGGCGCACACGGGAGAAGAAGGAGATAGAGAAACCTAAATCAATATCAACATCGATAGTATCGCCATCAACTACCTTAACAACCTTCTTGACACGG